GGTGCACAGAGTGCTTTGCGAAGCGGAGAGTTGCGAGGCATGTTCTGCATGTTGATCTTTTCGGTGCCACCGAATCGTCCAGTGTGAGCTGCGTAGTAACGCAGAGGTACAGAGATAGTGCCGTCATCATGCGTTGCGTCGATGAATCGCTGAGCCCTGGTCTCGTTGATGCGGCTTTTTACAGCTTTTCTGGCATCCCATATATGTTGATGTTCGGGATACATACGCTGCATTTGAGTAAACGCTTTGTCGTTTTTACCCAGGGCCGGTATGTTTTTACCTGTTGTTGGGCTGACCTTTGTGGGCGGTACAAGTCCCATATCTTTTATGTACTGCGCAAACTGTTGGTTTGAACTTAGTACTTTGCGATCTATACCGGAGGTTTCGATCGCTGATTCGCTAGCTGTGATTTGCTCATCACGGAACGCGATTAGTGCTTCGCGGTCCACGATTAGCTTTGGCTCACAGAACATGCGACAGGTCATATCGATCAGCTCTAGTTCAGTTAAAGGCATTTCATTGATCATCTTTCTGTACAGCGCGTAGGTAAGATCGACATCTTGTATACAGTAGCCTGCTAACGCTTCTTCTGTTTCAGGGTCTAGATCATAGATGCCTTTGGCGTCGATTAGCTCATCACCTTTACGCATTGACTCATCGTCAGGGAACTCACGTACAGCGCAGTCTTTTAGTCTGGCTGATTGTCCAGGCGCTAATGCTCGCGCCATTGCCGCGGTATCTACATAGAACTTGGGTGTGACACCGTAGTACCTGGTTAAAATATAACCATCGAACGGGGTGTTGTGACAGACAAGCGTTGCTTCACTCCAGTCAATGTCATGAATTGCAGCTTCTGCTTCGTCTTCGCCGAACCATTCGGTCTCATCATGATCAATCTTGATGCCAACGCCCCACACTTTGAACTTCTCGTGTCGGACGTAGTCCATGGTGGTCAGCTTAGTTAGAGACACTTTGGTGTCGAAGTATGTCTCAAAGTCGAGGGTTACCAGCATTAAAAGTCTGCTCCATTAGATTCGTGCTGGGCGTATATCTCGCCTTCGATAGACTTGAAGCGGGCTTTGAGCTCTTTATAGGCTTCTGGCATACGAGACTTCATCCACACGGTGGTGTAGGTGTGGAATTCAGGGCTGATCATGTCGTCGTCTAAATCAGGTATTGCTTGAAAGTAATCTTTGGTGTCCATAGCGCCCTCCTGGGTGGAATATGTCGATAACATCAAGTTTCTTTTTGAAAGCCTTGTATTCTTCATGAGTAAAGACATACAAGTTGCGTTGGAGGTCACAAGCTAAGTAAGCGGTTTTACCTAGCTTGGTTTGTATGAAATGACCTTCTTCTACAGCTGCTTCGATATCTGTGAAGCAGTTACTCATTTTCTTCTGTGACCATTTCGGTCAGTTTGTTTAGATACCAGCCTGCTTTTTGCAGGTCTTCTACCTGCTTACCTTTGTAGTCGTAGCGCCACAGGTATTTCATGCAGTTTCCTTTGAGGTAGCCTTTGAATGCATGACTGGACATGGACTCTTCAATAGCTTCAATACACTCTATATTTCCAGAGTTGTAGTGCTTTGGCTTACCTACTGGGTCGTATTGGATATCGTACGGATCAACGTACTCTTCTTCGTGGGCTTCTTTCATCCAGGCTTCTAAGCCTGTCTTGTTTGCGCCTGTTTTTTCTATGGCGGGGTGTTGTTGACGTACGCGGTTCCAATCTTGGGGGGTTGCTTCGTTGATACTCATCATACTCTCCTAGTAAGAGCGAAATAGTACTACTGCTAATTTATTAGTTCAACAAATATAATTTAAAGACGGTAAAGATGAAGAGCACAAGTAGTGCTAGTTGTGTTGTAAATATGAGCTTACTCATTTGCGAACAGCTCTTCTTCTACCATCCTGTCATATTCGTCATCGGGGTTTGGTTCGGGTTTTGGCGGGAAAAGTTCGTCGTCGTCGTACTGTGGCCCGTCGGTAATGCTACATGGCATACGGCTCATGATACGTTCTCCACGGTGTTAGGGTCGGAGGACGCAACGTAGATACGTAAGCGCCCACGTGATTCGAGTTGGTGGACCCTGCGGTCGACGACTGCGGTTAAGTCTTTGAGCAATTGAAAACGGTCGATTGCTTCGACTGTGTCTTCTAGCTCGCTGATACGGTCTTCATGGTCAGAGTAATACTCGATTTGAGACTCAAGCTCTTCGATCTTTGATTCGAGCTCCGCGGTACGATCTTCGTGGTTCGCGGTACGATCGTCTTCCGTCAGCATAGTTTCAAGGCGGCAGTCGACGCGTTTATTTAGAAACCGTACAAAATCATCTAAAAAACTTTCTCCATGATAATTATCCATCAGCTGATTTTCCTTCTGGGTTGGTGAGTTTTGCTGCTAAGTTCCAGGCCATCCAGGCACAGGTGAAGGCAGCTATTGCTTCCCCACCGTGGAACTTGGCGATGTAGTTTTGTAGTTCATCTACATCTTTTGGGGTGTGGACGATGCCTACGGGTTGTAGTAAATGGATTGTGTCAGTCATGATTCTAGAATCTCCTTTGATACGTTCATTGCGTCTGGGTCAAACTCCATTTCGTAGCAGGGCTCGTCCCAGTTCCAGGCACCGCTGCACGGGCATTCATCTGCGCTCATATCTGCGCCATCGATGTTCCCATCACTTATAAACTCCCAGATTTCGTCTTTGTCTAAGTTGATTGGGACGTTGATATCTAACTCGAGGTCAGTCTCCATTGTCGCGTAAACGCGGATGGTCTTATGAGTTTGTGCGTTAGGTTTTAATAGCTCTTTGATACGTTCTTTCTTGTTCATGATTAATACTCCGATGGCAGCATGTGGGTGTGAGCATTGAGCTCGTTGCGTATAGACCAGATCTTTATCTCTGGCTCGGGGAAGTCGGTGAACGGTATTTTCCACGTGCTTAGCGGTTCGTCGTTCCCGTTCGTCATGGTCAGCGTTGCGCTGTCGTCGTCATGCACAACCATAGTTGTCTGTGCCCAGTCTGCCTGGTGTTGGTCCAGGTATGACTGTATTGAATCGAACAGCCAGAACGCACCAGCTGTCTCTGCTACATATAATGCACCGTCTGTTAGGACGCTTTTGCTAATTGATGTCCAGCGTGTGAACTTTTCGCTGCCATAGAATTGGTCAAGTTGTAGTGCTGACATTAGTCGGTCCTCGGTTCGGGGTAGTTAAGGTTTACCTGGTATTGATCTTCACCTACCTGGTCGACGAATCCACTGAGCAGTGCTTGCTCGAGCAGCTCGTCTGCGTTTTTTTCGAAGTTGAAGCTGGGCGCTTGGTTTTGCCACAGTTGTTTTTTTGTCCATACAATTAGTTCCATCGGGGGCTCTCCAATAGTATTTTCTTGAGTTCGGTTACTGTTTTGCCGGTGATTTTGGCTAGGTCAGTGAGAAATAAGTTTGGGTGTTGGTCGAACATTTCGATAATTTGTTGATCAGTCATCGCATTTCTCACAGTAATAAGCGGCTTCTTTTGCAACTTCTTCTGCAGTTTTAACGCATTCGATGTAATACGTGTCGTCGTCGTGGTGTTCTGCAGTGGCGATGTATCCGATCAGATTTACATAGTGGTGGACTGGCCCGTAGCAGAGGTATTCAGAGCCGTCGTCATCGTCGGCATCTGTTACAGACCACATTTGCGACTCTACAAATCCCGCACGTTCCATCTCTATGCGGTTGTCGTAGTAGTCGCCAGTGGGGGTTTTGAGCTCCGTGAATGGGAACTCTTGTTCGTATATAGCCATTATATGTACTCCTCGACTTCTATGATGTCGAAGTCATGTATGTAGGAATCAATGATTGGTTGGTCACCCATCAAGACAAGATTGCGTGCGTCATCTTCAGTGTCAGCTTCGATGGAATATTTGACTGACTCACTTTGATAAACGGTTATTTGGTAGATGTTCATGATTCGCGCTCCGCCTTATCAAGCATGTGATCGAGCAGGTGTATAAGCCCCTGGATCTCGTCGCTTGGGTTTAGGAAGTCAAGCAGCTTGGCTCGTTGAGCACGAAGCAGATCAACGCTTACGTTT